AACCGGGTCATGGATCACGACAGCGTGAGGCTCAGCGTCAGGCCACCGGGGCAGGATACCGATGTGGCGCCGGAAGGAATCACGTTGTTGGTGACGTTCAGGTCTGAACCCGACGTACCCACCGAACCGGAGATGATCGCCGTGCCCCCGGCGTTGGTCAGCCGGAAGTTGTCGATCGTGCCGGCGATTGGCGTGGTGTCGTCCGCGATGGTCGTCGACACGGCCACGGAAGGGTTCGCCGAGGTGCCGGCGCCGAACGCGCCGCCCGAGGTCTGGAACAGCAGATCCGCCAGCGGCGTCGTGCTGGCGCGCAGCTGGAAGTCGCCGCCGGCCAGAAGCGCCGTGATGGCGTCGAGCGCCGCCTTCGGCGCGGAATTGTCAAAGGTCAGTGCCATGGAGGTTCTCCTGGGGCGTGGAAGGCTTGCCCTCGATGGGTGCCTCGGGTTGTGGAATCTTCTGCACCGGCAGCGCCGGATCGAGGATTTCCGTCGACCCGATCACGTTGCCGGCAGCGTCCTTGAAGACCAGCGTGCCACTGATCCCCACTTTCATCTTGACCTTCTCGGGGGTGAACATCACGCTTCCTCCACTTCGGCGCCGGAGATCAGCCCGTCCTCGCCGTAGTTGTACTTGAGCTTCTTCGTGCCGCCAGGCTGCTTGCCCTTGGCTTCGGTCATCGCGCCGGCCACGGCCTGCTTCACGATGTCGCGGATCATATCGCTCTGCTTGGTGCTGTCTTCGCGCGCAGCGATGGCCTTTTCCTTGCTGGCGTCGAGCTCGGCCTGGAACTGGATCTTCTCGCGTTCGAAGTTCTGCGCGTCCTCGATCTGCTTCTGCTGCGCTTGCGCGGCCGCGTCCTGCATCTGGGTCAGCACCTCGTCCGAGGGCACCACGTCGTCGACCGGCAGTTCCATCGCGCTGGCCACCTCGCGCAGCAGCGCCGCGCGGTACTTCGACGTGATGATCTGGCTGTCGATCGGGTTGGCCGTCATGCCCAGGAACTGCATGCGGCGCTGCTGCGCCGACTCGCGGATCAGGATCGCCGCGGCGCCACGCGGGATGACGATGTTGTCGCCCTTGATGCTCTCGTCCTTGTTGTAGAGCATCTCGTTGTTGAAGGTTACGTTGATCGTCGGGGCGATCACGTTCATGTCCACGTTGCTGATGGCGCGACGCAGGCCCTTGGCCGCATTGTTCATCAGCATGCTGAGGCCCTGCGCCGTGTCGCCCGCGCCGGCGGCCACGCCGTTGCCGTAGGTGTAGCGCGGCACGCCAGTGGCGTCGTCGGCGCGCATCTCCCACTTCTCGTAGAGCAGCATCAGGTTGTTCGTGTTGTCGTTCGGCTGGAAGAAGCCGATGCCGGGGTTCACGCCCTGAGTGGGGTCGCTCTTGAGTTGCCACAGCTTCCACGGGAAGATTTCCATGGTCTGCTCGCCATCCGCCAAGCGGTCGGCGTGCACCCAGACCATAGGACCCGAGGCCATGCTCATGTTGTTCGCCTGTGCACACGCAATGGCGTTGCACATCTGCTGCGGTGTGCTGGCCAGGTCCGGAATGCTGCGGCCCCAGAACGACCCGGGGATCTCGTCGTAGCACGCCTTGAAGTACGGGCGCATGCTCAACGGGTCCGGGTTCAGCCGCGCGTAGAGGACATAGCGGCCGCACAGCAGCACGTTGACCTCGTACTCGCGGGTCTCTTCCAGATCCTCGGCCACGCCCCACGACATGAGCTTCCAGCCGGGGACGCTACCCCAGTAGTTCAGCGCGTCGATGACGCCCGGCGGCGACAGCCACATGTAGAGCGTCTCTTGCTCCAGCCGTTGGCGCTCGGCCTCGGTCCACAGCCAACCTTCCAGATGGCCGTTGTAGTAGTCGCGCAGGGCCTGGTCGATCTGGTCGTCCTGATAGCCCGGCACGCCCTTGAGGTCGTGCAGTTCCTCGCGGCGGAAGCGCACGCGCTCGATGAAGTCGCCCTGCTGCGGCGAGCGCGACTGCGGCGCCGGATACGCGTCGAACGGGCTGACGCGCTCCCAGGTCGGCGTGGGGTCGTTGCGCACGATGGGTTTGAAGCCGTCGCCCCACTCCAGCGTCTTGTGGCGGGCGTAGACCGGACCCTTGAGGATCGCAGCCGGGTAGGTCACGAAGTCCTCGATGAAGGCGTCCATCGCCTTCTCGTAGTTGCCCTGCGCGAGCCGGTCGGCGATCTGCCGTTCCATGCGCTTGGCGCGCCGCTCGGCCGCCTTGGCGACTTCCTTCTCGGCCTCGTCGCGCAGCTTCTCGCCCAGTTCGCTGACGAGCGCACGGAACTCTTCCGGTGCCATCACGCCGCCGCCGGCCTGCGCCGTCTGCTGCATGATCTGCTGCGCCTGGTTGATGGCCTTGCCGACGATGCCCTTCTTGATCGGCATCGGCAAGTCGGCGATCGGCGTCGGCGCGACACCCCACGGCTGCTCGCCGGCGGGCAGCAAGATCTCACGGATCCAGGCCGACGCGGCGCGGCACTTCACCTCGGTGAGCGGCGCCCACACCATGTTCATGCCGCCCAGCACTTCCTGCATCTGCGCCTGCTGCGCGGCGCTGTAGACACCACGGCGGGCGCGGAGGTCGGCCAGTAGCTTGAGGTCGATCTTGACCTTGGCCAGCTTGTTGCGCATCCACGCCTGGCGCACGTGGCCGGCGAGTGCGGAGGCTGCCTGCCAGTGGTCATCCTCGTTGAAGAGGTCGGTGCCCTCGTCAGGCACGGTGGCGTCACGCTTCTGTACCTCGGCCAGCCCCAGCTGGCGCACCAGAGGGTTCACTCCGCTGGTTGTCTTCGGCGGCATCGCCGAGGCCAGCCCGCGCGATTGCGGCGCCATGGGTGCGATTGGGCCAAGACTCGGGACAGCCATGGGCCCGCATTATGCACGGCTTCCGCCATGCGGGACAAGCCGCTCTACCGTGACCAAATCACAGTGCGCCGCGGCACCGGCTTCACCCGGGCGATGGTCACCTTCCGGTCAATCAGGTCGGGCACGAAGGTCAGGGCCAGCGAGTCGGCCTTGTCAGGCGATTTACCCCCATTTTTCTTTAAATCCTTCTTACTTTGCAGCTGGATCCGAAACCGGGCGTCGTAGCCGTAGTCCAGGCTGATCAGCTGCTCGCCCAGGTCGTCGTCATCGGGGATCTGCCCGTTCTCCAAGAACTCGCGCATCTTGCCCCAGCACTCGCTGCGCTGGTTGAAGTACTGCTTCTCGTCCTTGGCCGGCACACCCCACTGCACCGGAATCAGCGCCGGCAGGCCCTGCATGCGGCGCAGCGCGGAGTCGAGGTCGGCGCCGTTGCCGATCGCATCGTAGGCGATGCACGAGATCGGCCCTTCCTTGCGCACGATCTCGAAGATCCGGCTGGCCAGATCCACGCCGTCGAAGCCCGACAACGCGACTTGGAAGTGCACCTTGAGACCCTGGCGCAGCGTGATGACCGAGAAGTCGTCACCGAAGCGCGCCGGGTCGACGGCGAGGATCTTCGGGTGCGCCTGGTACATCGGCAGTTGCAGCCGCCGGCGGCGGGCCTGCCCGACGAGCTCGGGGCTGATGAAGTTGGCGTAGCCGGCGCGCGGGAACTCGCCCTTGACGCGCACGCGCACGAAGTCGCTGTCCTCACCGTATTCCTCGATCCATGCCTCGATCTGCTTCTTGTTGGTGAAGCTGACGGTGCGCGAGTCGACGCGGACGTAGGTGTTGCGCTTGCCCTGCGTGCAGTTCTTGAAGAACCGGCCGCTGGTCTTGGTCGGGTTGCCGTAGCGCAGCCACAGGATCTGCGTCTTCGCGTCGGTCAGCGCGCCCTCGGTCACGTCCCAGATCAGGTCGTCGATGGCCGAGGCCTCGTCGAAGATCACGACGATGCGCTTGCCCTGGTTGTGCAGGCCGGCGAAGGCCTCGGAGCGTTCCTTCGACCACGGGATCTGGTCGATGCGCCACGTCTTCTGCCGGTCGGGGTCGCCGGCGATGAAGATGGCCGTGGCGGTGAGCGTGAACAGCTGGCGCGCGATGAACAACTGGTACCACTTGCCCAACTCGGCCCACGTCTTCGTGCGCAGCTGCGTGTCCGTGTTCGCCGTCACGACGCCACGCGTGTCGGCGCTGGTGCTGATGGCCCACAGGATCGCCCAGGACACCTCGGCGCTCTTGCCGATGCCGTGGCCGGAGGCCACGTCTTCCTCGATGACGCAGCCCTCGGCGCCGCCCTCGCGGATCGCCTTGCTGATGCGCTCCTGCTGCTCCAGCTGCCACTGCTCGGGCCCGCTCATGCCCTCCAGCATCGTGCCGCGCTCGCCCCACGGGAAAGCCCAGCGCACGAAGCCCACGAAGTCGTCGTGGAAGCTGGCCAGCTTGTCGAGCAACTCGCCGACCTCGGAGCCGGCGTACAGGTCAGCGGAGCGGCGCGTCATGTCCACGGGCACCTCGATTCGAAGAAGGGGGTCGGGCGGCTTGATCCGCGTGTTGTGCGGGTCGTCGAGCGGGCCGCTGCGGGTGAGTTGCTTGAGCACCGGCTCGCAGCTGATCGGCGCCAGCGCGAGCCGCTGCATGAACTCGGTGGGCTGCACCGGTTCGTAGAACTTCTTCCACATCCCCGACGACCACCGGTTCAGGGTCTTGAACCCCTTCGGCCGCGGCCCGTGCCATCCCTGCTTGTGGTTGTTCGGGCCGGGTCCGGTCATGTCGTCGGGTGGGGGCGGCTCTCAGCAGCCGCCGTTGACCCTGGTCTGGCAGACGGGGTTGCCCGGCGCCGGCGCGCCGCTGGCAACGCGCTGTGCGCGCGCCTGGCCGGTGGTGCGCGATGCGGCCAGGGTCTGACCGATGCCGGTGGCTTGCGCCTTGAAGTCGGCGGGGTTGACGGCTTGCGGGCGGTGGGTGGAGGTGTCACCAGATTTCATCGTCGCTCTCCTGATCAGGACTGGCGAACTCGTCGCCGGGAGGCTCGGCCAGGATAGGCTGCGCCTCCCCGATGATACGCGCGTCCTCCGGCATGGACGAGTCGATCACAGGCCGCGGCGGGTGCACCTCGTCGGCCATCGGGAGGTCGCTGCCGTCGAGCCGGCGCTTGGCGGCGTTGAGCCGATCGGCCAGCGCGGTGGCCAAGGCGTTCACGCCATCGTCCTCGGCGCCGACGATCTTGAAGTACCGCGCGAGCAGGGTCAGCCCGGCCATCTTGTCGGCGCGCTTGATCTTCTTGACGGTGACGCTCTCAACCGTGGGGTTGCCCTCGTCGTCCTTGACGATCTTGTCGCGGATCTCGACTTCGACTTGCACGATGGTCGAGGCCACGTGGTCGGGCAGCGCGTTGATCGGGATGAGGTTGCCGTCGTCGTCGAAGAGGTCGTTGGCGGATTGGAAGGCGATGTCGGCCAGTTCCTTCTTGACCTTCTCGGCGGTGATGCCGACGCTCTGGAACTGCTGCGCGTTGAGGTAGCGGATGCGTGCAGTCGCTTCGACGTCTTGGAGCAGGTTGCGCGCTGTGGTGGTGGTCACCCCGGCCAGCTTCGCCGCCTGCCCGCGCGAACCGCTCGTGGCGACGTAGTGCTGCACGAAGGCCTCATGTTTCGGGTTGACGAGGGCGACGGAGCCTGGGTAGGTGGGTGCGAGTACGGCGCTCAT